TCAACTAATACTTTTACATATAAAGGAAAAACTTTTGCTGGAGATAGAGCAATGAGGATTAAAGAGGCTGATTGCAGATTGAAAATAGATAAAATTCTATTGGAAGGAGAATATTCAATTGATGAGTTAATAGCAGCTTTAGAATATGAAGTGAAACAAAAAATGGAAAGTTCATTAAGAGCAGGAACAAATAAACTTAGCTATATGCATAATAGTCTAACATATCTTAATCAAAATGACTATATTCCATTCATAGAACTTATAAGAAGTGGAAATAAAATAATAGAATCATCTAATTTGCCCTCTGGAGGGGGAACGGATATATGAACACTCTACCAATCAAAGAATATAATGCAAAGCAAACTTCTAAATGGCATGAGCATTGGGACAAAGCTAAAGAGGAAGGAAGAAATTGGGGATGTATGCTACAATTAGCTTTCTATATTTTTGAGAAGAATTATGGCTATGTAGCATTTGATGAGAAATGTGCATGTTGGGCAAAAACTAAACATGAAGCAATTGATTATTATTCATTAACAAAGAAATATTAAATGGAAACAATAACATTATCAAAGGAATTACATGAGAAAATTGTAAAATTTATTGAAGAACATCCTGTAGAGGCAGATTGGGATTATAGAGATAGCTTAGATGACACACAAATTGTTAAGATTCTTGAAGATGGATTAAATAATTATGAAAATGTAAAAGACAATGATAGATAAAAAAGAAATAGAAGAAAATATGAATGATCTGTCTGGATATAGTGATTTTCAATCTAAAGCTTTTAAATATGGAGTTGCATGGGCAGAATCAAAACTAAAAGAAATAGCTATTGAATTTGGACAATTTGCTTATGAACATTATGAAGATTCCTATTTATCATTTGAAGAGCTGTTTGAATTATTTTTAAAAAAGAGAAATGAAAACAAATGAGAAAGACTTAGCAATTGAATTTGCTGATTGGATTAATAAAAATGATTATAGCAAGATTCATGGCGATAGATGGGTTAAAATGTATATGTCAAGAACAGAAAGTTCTAAAGAATTATTCGAACAATTTGTAAAAGAGAGAAATGAAAAATGAGTTTTGAACAATTAGCTAAAGAGATACAATTTGGTATAGAAGGAAAAAACAGTGGTATCCCTATGGGTTTTGACAGATTGAATAAATATGTTGGAATTCGTAAGAGAATATTTACCACTGTTTTTGGAGGAACAGGAACAGGTAAAAGTGCCCTTGTTCACAATGCCTACATTCTTCAACCTTTTGACTATCTTAGGAAACATAAAGATAAAACTGATATAAAGTTGAAAGTGATTCTCTTCTCTATGGAGAGGAGTAAAATCTATATATTAGCGAAATGGTTATCAAGGGAGATTTTCCTATCTGAAGGAATTCTTATTCCCATATCCAAATTACTTGGTTGGTGGGATGTTAAACTTACTAAAGAAGAATATGCTTTAGTGTTGTCCTATAAAGATTACATGGATGAACTATGTGAATTTTGTAGTATAGTCGAGGGTCCTCAGAATCCAACAGGAGTTTATAAATATGTAAAAAACTATGCAGAGGAACATGGTGAGATTGAGGAAGTAGATAAGTATACAGAAATTTATCACCCCAATCATCCTAATGAAATAGTAATTCCAATTATAGACCATTACGGACTTACTAAGACAGAGAAAACTATGAATAAAAAAGAGGCTATAGATAAGCTTTCAGAATATTGTCAGCTATTCAGAGATAAATATGGATACAGTCCTGTAGGTGTATCTCAGGTGAATAGAGATTTGAGTTCATTTATGAATAAGAAAATCGACAACTTCGAACCCATTTTGGATCATATCAAGGAATCTGGGAATCCTGGAGAGGCATCTGATATTGTTATTAGTCTATTTCAACCGTCAAGATATAAAACACAAGATGTAAGTTATAATGTAGAAAGATTTATTGATCCATCTACAGGAGGTGATTATTTCAGAAGCCTTAAAATCTTGAAGAATTCATATGGAGAAGCAGATTTGAGGATTGGAATGGCCTTTATGGGAGCCACTGGAATTTTTGCTGAACTTAAAAAACCAAAACATATGGAAGGATTCGATTATGATTCATTATTCAATTATACATACTTCTTAAATAATAATGATAATAATACTTAAACTAATATTTGGTAAATCCGTATCTATTTTTTATCTTTAATAAAAATATACTTATATGAGAGTTAAAATTGATATTAAAGATTTTTTAGGAAAACGATTTGGAAAATTAGTTATTTTAAAAGAAGTAGAAAGAAGTTATTGTGGTAAAATACCTGCAAGAAATGTTTTATGTAAATGTGATTGTGGAAATGAAATAGTAACTGGATTTACTTCAGTAAGAAATGGAGGAAGTAAATCTTGCGGTTGTTCTATGGCAGAATTTGTTAGTAAATCAAAAATAAAGCATGGATTGTGTATAGATAAAAATGGTCATAGAGCTTCTGTATATTCTACATGGTCAAAAATGAAATCCAGATGTCTTAATCCAAAACTTAAAGATTATAAATATTATGGTGGAAGAGGTATTAAAGTTTGTGAAAGATGGTTGTTTTCTATAGAAAACTTCTTAGAAGATATGGGAGATAAACCAGATAAAGATTATTCTATTGAACGAGTAGATGTTAATGGAGACTATTGTCCTGAAAATTGTAAATGGATACATAGAAAATTACAAAATAGAAATACAAGAACATCTAAATATATAGAATATAACAATAAACAATTACTTCTTAGTGAATGGTGTAAAGAATTAAATCTAAATTATTCAATAATGAGACATAGAGTTAATGATTTAAAAATGGATTTTGAAGATGCTATAAAATATCCAAAAGGAAAAAAGCTCAGTAAACATTTTAAACATTGATATAAATAATGAAAGCAAAAACTAAAGAATTATTAAGAGAAGCTCAACAGTATTGTAATGATAATGATAAATCAACAGAATTCATGTTACAATATATGCAGGATTTTGCTAATGTTGATTTGGATTGTGTTGCCAGTTTCTTACGAGAAAAGTTAGATGCTCAGTGGGATAAATTGGAAAATTCAGAACTTGATAAACCTTTTAAACCAATAGAATGAAAGAACAATTTGCAAAAGGACTATTCATTAGGAATGATGAAGAAGGACATCCCTGTAGAGTGGGGGATATTGTTGAGGTGACATATGATAGTTGGCAATTTAATGATTTCACTGAAGAATGGGTATTTCATGGTGAAATATCATCAATGGGGATATTGTGTCTTCTTAAATCAAGAGGTATTCAAATCAGACAATTTAATGGTTGTTATATTAAGCCTAATTTAACTAATTTAGGAAGAAAATGGAAATGGAAATTAATTGAATCAAAATAAAAAGTATGACTATAATAACAGTAACCAGAGAGGCTAAGTGTAAAGATTGTGAAAATATATCTCTTAAATATTTTGGTAAGAGAAAGAAATTTATTTGTGATAAAGGGCATTCTCTTTTCAAAGGTAAAAATTCTAAAATTTGTGAAAATGATTATGTATATAGAAAGGAATATCATGTCAAGACAATAATTACATTAAGATGAATAACATTAGAGATTTGCGCCAAGCAGAATTTGCAGAACAATGGTTAGCTTCTAACAGGTTTAATATTATGTTATTATGTCCGAGATTTGGGAAAATTCGCACTACGATTTTAATTCTTGAAAAGCTGAAGAAGAACATTACAATTCTTATTGCCTATCCAAACACTCCTATAAAGAAATCCTGGGAAAATGATTTTAAGAAATGGGGATATAATGATACAAATATAACATATGTTACACATTTATCTTTAAATAAGTTTAAGGATTGTCTTTATGATTTAGTGATAATTGATGAAATTCACACACTTTCTAAGAATCAAATTGATGTTTGTGTTGAATTGTTTAAGGATAATAAATCGGTGATAGGGCTTACAGGCACAATGTCTTCATGGACTGAGAGAGTGTTAAGGGAAGATTTGGGAATTGGTGTGCTTGCTCGCTATCCTATAGAGAAGGCAATATTGGAAGGTGTCTTACCTGATTATGAAATTAGTGTTGTGAGAGTTGATTTGGATGATAGGATTAAAAATCTTTATGGAAAGTTCTATTATACAGAAAAAAAGAGATTTAGTTATCTCTCCAAGAAAATAATAGAGCTTGAAAATGCTGGAAGGGATACAAAATTCTTACGTTTTGAAAGAATGAGAGTTATTCAAAATAGTGTTTCCAAACTTGAAAAGACGAAGGAATTATTATCCCTGCATCAGAAGGAACGTGTGCTTGTATT